CCTATGGCATCAACGATAGACACAGCATCCATCTCGCCCTCAGTGATGATCACTGTGGTAAGGGTGTCACCCGGATCGTTCTCTATGTTCCAGAGGGTTTGTGCCGCTCCATCTTGAATAAACTTCTTCCCCTCCGTGCTACGCCATTTCGCTGCGGTTGTTGTGGATAGGCCATTAGATCCCCTGTCTCCGTACCCGAACCCAACCGCTGGCAAGTCTCCAGAACCATGAAAGTAGTGATGCCCACCCATGATCTTGAGATGCGTAACCCTATCGGGAGTGATCCCACGGGACAGAAGGAAGTTGTTGAGTATGAGAGGATCTAGCTTGGCCTTGTTGGTGATCGGCCTTACCTTTACAGGCTCATCAATGTCGAAGTCTCTGTCCACCGTATCCCGATGCCTCACCTTGCCCGACATATCGCAGTGCCAACAGTTATATAACAGACCCTCACCGTCTTCCGTAATGCTTAGTGTCTTTTCCCCCTTCTTCTTTCGATGCGGCCCACACACTGGGCATTGATGCCTGCCGTCTCCAAGCTGGCGAATTGAATAGTCGAGATCCTCATCCCGTAGTTGCTGGTTCATAGCGTCTCCTTCTATTGTGAACCGTTTTCGATTGTGATATTTATAGAACGTTCCACTGTAGAACGTCCTATTTAACCTTCGGTTATTAGAACGTTCCTTCTTTAGAACGTTCTATATATTCCCTCAGGTTTTCTACGGCATCTCTAGCAGCCCTCGTCCGTCTCACGCCAAGGTCGGCCTTCGCCACCGTATAACTGATTGATACAAAATCCTCCTTGCTGATACCGGCCTCATCCCAAAGATCGAACTGATCGATTGTGACTAGCCACCTAAATGCCTCAGACCTTATCTCTTCGTTTCTATCTGCCATGTCCAGCAGAGTTTGTTCCAGCACACGCTGCGCTAGGTTAGCCATCGATCTGTTCAACCAAGATCTCTGACCGGGGATTCTCTTTGTCTAGGCCGTGAAAGATATGCTTCTCTTTTACTTGCCTGTCGTTGGTGTAGGCATGACCTTCAAGACAATCCAAGATCACAGACTCATCTAGGTCTGGCCTTCGCGTCTTGTAGTAGATAGTCATTGTCACCCGCACGTCTCCCTCAAGCAGCACATCTAGTGTTGGGCACTGCTTCTCGAACTCAGCGACATAGTCACGAGCCTTCTGGCTCTTGATGAATCTCGGCCTGCCACCAAACGTCACAAGCTTCCTGCTGTTAGCCTTGCTTGCAGGTTCGCCGTAGATCGTTGTGTGAAAGGTGTTGTTCTTCATGTCGATAGTCGTTATACTCGCACCCAAGAAGGAGAAAAGCAATGAGTAAAATAACTGATTGGATTTTGGAACAGGAGTCGATGGGAGAGATCGTCTTCAATGAACAGGAAAACTTTTATGAACCTAGAAATAAAGCGCGATGTGAGCATGGACGTACCTCAACCCGGACAACCGATGGCAAAGATACCATTCGGGGAGATGTTTCTGAAGGACGCAGTGGATATTCCGGTGACAGAAGACGAGGTGGTCAGACGCTTGAGCGCCGTAAGAAGCGCCTACAGACGCTGGCAAGATCGATCTGGGGCAGGAAACGAAAGGGAATTCTACATTGGTAAGCACCAGCAAGGTGATCAATTGAGCATTCGCGTGTACTGCAAGAAGGGGCCAGAGAGAAATGAAAGTTACCAACAATCACAACCTACCGCCGACAATCGTTTCGGCACTGAGTCGTGATGACTACACCAGAGGTAAAAGCCATCGGTCTGTCACTCAGCTAATCGACTCGCCGCAGGTACGCATCCTCCGAGAACGTCACTGGGACAGTCTTACTGAGGATGTCAGCGAAAAGATGTGGTCTGTGCTGGGCACTGCGGTACACAAGGTGTTCGAGGATCACACTGAAGGCGATGTCATCAGCGAGGAGAGACTGTTCGTTGAGCTAGATGACTGGGTCATCAGTGGTGCTATCGATCTGCAAGATGCGCGAGGCATTGTGGACTATAAATGCACCAGTGTGTGGTCAGTAATCCACGACAAGATCGAGTGGGAACTTCAGCTAAACGCATACGCTTGGCTGATGCGACATGCCAAGAACGTCAACCCGCAAGAGCTACGGATTGTGGCTGTCATGCGGGACTGGAATCGCAGGCAAGCAGAAAACGATGCCGGTTATCCACAGGCACCCATCGCTGAGTTGCCCATCACTCGATGGTCAGACGGTGATCAGGATGCCTACATGGAAGAGCGGATTGCTTTGCATCAGGAGGCAGAGTTCCGAAGCTTTAGCGATGAGTCGCTGCCTCCATGCACAGACGCTGAACGTTGGACGCGACCAACAACCTACGCCGCCAAGAAGACAACGAACAAACGTGCGATGAAAGTTTTTGATTCGATGGAAGAGGCCGAGTCTTTTCTTGAGAAGCGTGGACATGCTGACAGCAAGTGGCATGAAGTGGAGGTACGACAAGGGACGCATGTGAGATGTGATCAGAACTGGTGTCGTGTCGCGGAGTTCTGTGAGCAGTATCAAGGGAGAACCAATGATTGAGAATGACCGCGAGGTATACGAGAAGATGGTAGCTATCTGGTCTATCACTCGGATACCACGTTTGCAGATGAATCCCACCGTCGCAAATGTTTCGTTTCAGTGGGAGAGAGGAGAGATCGCTGCCATCCCGTTCACCATGTTTGATGAACTGGCACCGATTGAGATCGTGATCTTTTTAGAAAAACAGATGGAGAAAAAATATGGCATCGACGCCACAAAATTCAGAGCCGACCTTTCAGGATATCTGGCAGACCCTTTCAGCAGTCAACGTTGAATCGTTTATAGAGACCAAGATGGGCCTGCGTTACCTGTCGTGGGCGCATGGGTGGATGACCCTGATGGATCACTACCCCAACGCGATCATGGACTTCCCGCCCTGTGAGGTGCATGAGGACGGCAGTGTCACGGTGCATTGTTCAATCGTGATCGGCACTTTGGCTCGACACATGTGGCTTCCGGTTATGAACAACAAGAACCAAGCCATTGTCAGGCCAAACTCACGGGATATTTCGGACGCCAAGATGCGATGCCTAGTGAAGTGCATGGCGCTATTCGGTCTAGGCATGTACGTCTACGCTGGCGAGGATCTGCCTCAAGCAGAGCAGCCTGTCGCTGAAGTCAAAGGCAAGCCAGCAAAGAAGCCCGAACCGAAGAAGCCCGAACCTGACGAGGACGGCATTGATTATAGCCAAGAGGCCAACGCCTCGGCCTTCCTAAAGATCTGGGAAGACTGGCTACCCGAACATTCTGATGTGGCGGGACTGTACCGCAACAACAAGGGCACAATCACCACCATTCAGAACCATCACCCTGCGATCTATGAAGAGATCAAGCAGGCTTACCAACGGCGCAAGGCTGAGATTGCTACCGCCAACACAGAAGGAGAAGGCTAATGCCTGACTATTCACTCGCTGAAAAAAGCAAAGGAACGCTCTACAACGAGGGCGACAAACGCAAGTCTGACAAGGCTCCGCATTTCAGAGGCAAGATTGTGATCACCCGCGAACAGGCGAAGCACATTGCCGCGCACTTCAAGGGAGATCCCAACCTAGAGTCTGTGGACTTCCGTCTCGCGGCTTGGAAGAACCAAGGAGACAGTGGTGTATATCTCAGCCTCAACGGAGAAACTATGCCGCCTGACGGCGCACAGGCCGCACCACCGCCTGCGCCCAAGCCAGCAGCACAGGACAACTTCGATGACTTCGAGGATGACATCCCTTTTTAGACTCGTCTCAGGGACACTTCGGGACTGAGGCGTACAAGTTACACCGAAGGGAATCGCCAACAACCAGTGCTGACGCAGCCAACGACATCAACACCACGTTCCTTGAGGAGATGGTGTTCAGTGTGATCGAGAGCCACGGCGGTGCCGGATGTATCAGTGACGATGTGAGGGCAGCCCTATCCGGGCTGTCCTATTCGTCAGTGACGGCACGATACAAGGCGTTAGCAGAGAAGGGGATGATCATATACCCCGGAAGTAAACGTAAAGGAGAGAGCGGCAGAAGCCAACGAGTGATGATTGCTCGGACGATGGTGCCGCATAGTAAAAGGAAGCTATACAGTGGAAAACTTGAAGAAGGAAAAGGCCGCGAAGCGCGGTAAGAAAGTTAGCAGGGAAGTCGTTCAGCATTTGGAGTCGATGGTTGGGTCAAGTGTGTCTGACTGGGGCATGTCTAGAACAGCAGCGATCACTGACCTGTCAAAGCATATGGGAGTGTCGTTTAACTCGCTAAAGAAGGTGCTGGACAATGATCGTCATCGTGTCTTTTCAAAGACGCATGAACGCATCGTTGATTGGTATAAAAGGGATACGGACGAATCGTTGGACGTACTAGAGTTGACGCCTCACGACATAGCGAACAGCCCCACACACTACACCGACAGCGGTATCGAATGTATCGATGCGATGGTCGCAGTGTTTGGCGAGCAGCGCGTCAGGGAGTATGCAGAGATCTCTGCGTTCAAGTACAAGTGGAGGGCTGGGAAGAAGGGCAGCGAGTCGGACGCTCTGTTGGATAAGGCCAAGGACATCTGGTACACCCGCTACTCAATGGGCGACGATCCACGGAAATGAAAACGTTAACCGCCACACTGCTAGTGTTCGTTGCGATGTGCGCTCACGCGCACGTTCATCAGTGGGAGTTTGTAGGTAGCTACACTGGCGCGAGTGGAGACCAGATCTGTGTCTGGTCTTGCACTTTCTCAGGACAGGATCACACGATTCAAACAGTCGGCTGCTGGAATCCTAACGA